TTATTTTTTGAAGTCATTTATGTGTTTTTGCTTAATTTCTTCGTTTACGTCCGAGTACATTTTTAATTTTTCATATAAATCATCAACTTCTTCTTCGCTGAATATTCTATCCGAGAACATTAATTTTGCGTTGGTGTTGTCAACTACGTCTTTCCTTTTCATTATCATTAAGTTGTTTTCATCTTCGGGAACTTTTTTTAGTGTACAACGTTCGCTAAAAATTATCATAGATATAAACTTATCACTATTAATCTTTAAAATTCTCGAAAGTGCGTTTATATGTGTCTGATTCTGTAAAATCGGATTATAAAATCTATTCTTTTGACCGCCCTTTAATGATTGCGTCCAATATCTATCATTTCTACTTCCAAATATCCAGCCGCTGTAGTTTTTGCTTTCAAATACAAATATACCTTTTCGATGAATCATTACTACATCAATTTCTGTCGTTTTTCCATATCCAATTGGTATATAGAGATTCTTCAATACCTTTATATATCCGCCTATATTGTTATTTTCAAGAGCGTATGTTATTAGGTATTCTCCAAATTCTCCGGGATCATCATGTCCCCATTGATCAAATAGGCTTGGTTCTTCTCCTAATAATCGTTCAAACAGTCCCATTTTTATTCCATTCCTTTTTTTTAGAATTTGTTAAACCTGCAATATAGTCTATTGAAACATCATAATGTTGTGCATATTTTATTACTACATCCAACGGTGGAACACGTTCACCGTTTTCGTATCTGATATATGTGTTTTTACCGATAAATGCTATTTTGGCACACTCTACTTGTGTTAGGTCGGAATCTTCCCTCAAATCTTTTAATCTTGTATACAATTTTATCATCTCCTTTTAGTTATATTATACAAAATACCCCAAACGGGGTTGACAAATCACCCCAAACGGGGTATTATATAAATAACCCCATTTGGGGTATTTATATACACAATTCTACAGAAAGGAAGGTAAAACCATGAAAGTAACATTAGTTGGTGTCAAGAATATCGAAGCATTTGAAACGAACGACGGAAAAACTGTTGATGGCGTAAAGCTTTTCATTGCATATTCTGACGAAAACACATACGGCAATGTAGCCGAAAGCAAGTACATTGATCGTAAAGTATTCAATGATTTCGGTATCAAGTTAGATGAGCTTGTTGATTACATCGGAGAAGTTATTGACTGCGAGTTCAATCCTAAGCAGAAAATCGTCGGTATAACAGTATAAGAAAGGTGCATGAAATGGATATTCTGATTTCTGCCGTTCCGTTCGTTCTGATATTCTTCGGTATTCTCGCCGTGGCGTTCATAGTTATGAAAATCATTGAACGTAATCAGATCAAGAAACGGCTTGCAACAAAAACAAGTTTTCCCGGTGGCAATAATGCAAATAACTGATGTTGTGGCTCAGCTCGAAGATATAAAAATTATACTTGTGTATCTTGTCTGCGCTGTGTCTATGATTTTTGGCGTTACATTATTCCGCCAATTCAGAAAGTAGGTTATCATGGAATCATTGATGTATCTGCTTGTCGCCTATACGATTGTTGGCTTCGGAGTAGCCGCTATAGTATGGGCAATCGGTTTAGCTGTAAGTGGTCTTTTATCGACCATTTTCAAAAATAATTTTTAATATGGAGGTATTATAATGTTCAAGTTCCTTAAGAATCTTTCCGGCAAAGCTAAGAAGATTATGCTTTCTGTCGGTACAGGTGTAGTTGCCGCTTCTGCTATGGCAATAGCCGCTTGCGCTGAGGGTGCAGAGGGTGCAGGTGGTAGTGCTACAACGTTAGATATTTCAACTATCGTTAATTCGGCTGGTTCTACACTTCAGACACAGTTCGTTGCTCTTGTTCAGGCTCTCGTTCCTGTTGTTATCGGCGTTGCTGTTGCTGGTCTTGGAATGTATGCAATTATTCAGCTTTTTAAGCTCGGCAAGAAGCTTTTCGGCACTGCCGCAAACTAATCTGTAACACAAGTAGCCCCGTTTTCACAATGGGGCTATAGTTCTAATAGGGGGTGTAATACATCATATGCGAAAGCGTTTTATCAGCGGTCTGACTGCCGTGTGTATGCTTGGCATACTTCTTGCAAATTCATTTCTTTCTGTTCCTGCGTCCGCCGTAATTGCGGAAGTCGGAGCTTCTGTAGCCGCTGGTCTTTTAATGGGAACGTTATTCAATCAAATGACAGGTGGCACAGGCTACGATTTTACCGATGCGTTTTCTGACTGCTTCAGCTTCGTTGTTACTCCGCATAATCAGTTTATCCGTGATAATCCCGACGCTGATATATATCTTCCTGACGGTACTCCATATTATGTAGACGGACAGTATGCCGCCGCTATTGAATTGAAAAAGGGGGAAGCAGAAATAGCTAAAATGGTTCAAAGTCATTGGAATATCGCCGAGTCACTCGGTCTTAAAACGCCACAAGAAACAATTCATGCCGCTATGGATGCGTTTAATGCGGGTCTTGCCGATGGCAGTATAGTAATACACGTTGACGATGACGGCAATATATCAATGCCTACTACATCATATTGTACGGCTGTTAGTGATATTTATGAAAAATTCGGTGTTTTTACAAACAAAAACGGTCTAAACCGTGTGCGTACTTACTGGACATTAGTTTCTGACTGTATTACGACTACTTTCGATAGTTGGAATGTTACTATTAATCCATACTCGTATATTGATGATAATAAGCTTTATTGCTTTTTGTTTCCGTATTGCGTTCAGAATGATCAATTGATTTTTCTCAATTATAGTTATCAGGTTGAGAAGTCTCGTGTTTGCTGTCATTATGGTACTCGTTATAATTATATTTATGGTATGCAGTCCGATATAGCTCGAGTAGAGCGAGACGGATCAATTTTTCCTAATAATGATGATTTTTATCGATCTGTTTCAGTTTCAATCAACAATTCATTATTCTACGGTGATTTTAGTATTTCTGCGCCCGCTTCTAGTACTGATTCTGTTTCATTTACAGTTCCTGAAGCTGCTCAATTTGGTATTGGTGGCATAGAGATTGATTCAAGTAAACTTCAATACACTGGGTTTGCATTAGTGACTAATGATAGAACAGGTTTTGACAATTTTGTGTCCGCAGCGAAAACAGGAGCAATCGAAAATAAAAGAAATGATGTTTCTATTCCTCTTACCGGCGTAGAAAACACTATCGGAAATATGGGTCTTGCTGGTGTCGGCACAGGCACAGCGAAAGGAACTGTTAATGTTGACGCAAAGACAAAAGATATCACGGTTACCAACGAGCAGACAAAGGAAGCCGAAAAGGTAATAGAGCAAGGCAACGCAGGTGACATTGATACGCCTGACGTTGATTCTATAACCGATAAATTTCCGTTTTCGTTGCCGTTTGACATATATAATCTTGTAACGATTTTCGTCCGTGATGAACAGAAGCCGATATTTGAAATACCGATTCAGACAACGCTTGATATAGCAGGCGATGATTACAAGGTCGATGAAAAAATCGTTCTTGATCTGACGCAGTTCCAACTGAACGGCGTTGATATTATTCGGGTTTTTACCCGTACTGTTACTTATATTGCGTTTATTGCTTTTTTGATTAAAATTACACCCCACGTTATCAAGCATTAAAAATCAATTGGACGGCGCCGCGGGGGCGTGGGTGTGAGTGGGGGACCTGCGGCGCCGGCAAGCGAGGTTTTTTTATGAATGATATTATCAAGAGTATTAACGATGTAGCAAATCAGATATTTCAATTTATTCTTGCGCTGTTGCCTGATTCGCCTTTTCGGAATATATCTTTCGGCAAAGAGTTTGATTTCTGGCTCGGCGTTCTGAATTATTATGTACCGTTCAATTCTATGGTTATTATAGCCGGGTCTTGGATTGCGTGCATTGTTGTCTATTATATGTATCAGCTGATTTTGCGTAAAGTCAGCGCAATAAATTAAGTAGGTGATTATATGCTTTCTTTGTTTTCGGGTACTCCCGGAAGCGGTAAATCCTATCACGCTACCGAATGGATAGATTTTTATTTAAAGCGTGGTCGAAACGTTATTTGCACATATCCGTTTAAGTGCAATAATAAGCATTTTGGCGAATTTCAGTATATCAATATCTTTGATTTGTCTGTCGATTTTCTGATCAATTATGCTTTGCAACATCATAATTTTACTGCTGATCCTAACAAGTTTCAGACGTTAATCATTATTGATGAGGCGCATATAAAATTTAACACTCGAGGATTTGATCTCAAGGAGCGTGTTAAGTGGCTTGAATTTTTGAGTGTTCATCGTCATTACTATTATGATATTCTGTTGATTACACAGAATGATAGATCTATAGATCGTCAAGTCCGAGGTCTGATAGAGGTTGAATACAAACACCGCAATTTAAAGTGCTTCGGCGGTAAGGGCAAATTCTTAATGATTTTGCTTCGCAAGAAGTTTGTTGCCGTTCGTTATTGGTATCCGCTTCAGGAGAAGATTGACGCTCGATTTTTTAATATAAATAAGCGTGTAGCACGCTGTTATGATACAATGGCAATGTTTAATGCTTCTGAGCCTAAGCAGTTGCAACAGAAAACCATATTATCCCCTGCGGAATTTAACGCCCAGCGAAAGAAAGAAGGTGAACAAGGTGCTTGATTTTGAAAATTTCTATGATGAAACAGATGACGATGATCTGATCGACGCTGCCGAAGCAGCGTTTGATGAATACCTTGCAGAATGCACAGCCG